AGACCTCTTAAAAAATTACCGGACTGGTTTACAAAAGAATGGTGCAAAAACCACACAGCGCAAGAGTTGGCAGACATTTTTAATTGTAGTAAAGTAAACGCTTATTTATTAGCAAGAAATAGAGGTTGGGTATTAAAACCAATATCCAGAACCAGAAAGAAAAAAAAGAACAACGAATCAGTTATGACTTTAGGCTCGAACAAAGACACGCAGAACAAATGGCGAGGGAGATTATACGGTATTATTGGCGGTTATCTTTTACAGGATAGAAAATTAAAAAGTATATAGGCTTAAAAAATCATACAGGTATAAAATGGATAATATAAAACAAGAGTTTTTTGAACAAACTAAATACTTGGTTGATAGTGGTGAGTTTGATGATTCAGACCAACTTGCAATATGGGACTGGATAAATTCTAAATTACTCGAAGCCCAAGAATACGGATTTAACGCTGGTTGTGATTATGTTGACAGACTGAAACATAAAGACCTTGTTAATGTTATTAGATTCCTTAGTCCCGAAATTGAGAAGCTAAAACAGCTTAAAAAATCATACAGGGGGTAGCACCCTAAAGCAAATGTATGTTCTAATACTTAGAATGCCACCACGAGGCTGTATTGAAGCCACAGGGGGCTAATTAGTCGTCATCCTCATCGTATTCAATATCGTGCATACTTATCTCGTTTGCCTTTATAATATTTTCGGCAGATAAATTATACATTACATCGCCTAAACTATCTTGTGAAAGAATATAATTTCTAATTTCTTCCACTGTAAAGCTGTCTTTCATCTCACCACTCCTTTTTTATTAAAAAATTACACCACAAGATTAACAAACGAACCCTTCGGCACATAAACCGTTGAAAGCGGAGTAATTGAAACGCCAAAGGTTTCATTCTCAAGTCCGAACTTCTTTACCACCTTATCAAGAGCCTGTCCTATTGTATCACCTGACTCATTACAGTTAATGCTTTTATCAATGCCACTGAATACGAATTTGAAGCTAAAATTTGCCATTTCATTTATCCTTAAATTATTAAAAAATTACTATACCTTAAAAAATTATACACCACTTAATACACGAAACGATTTGGATTTTTATCCAAGACGTTTTGGATTTTTGCCTTGTCTCAAAAATAAACCTGTCTCATCTATTGACAGATAAATTTATTTTGTTTATTATATATCCCGTATGATAAGAAAACTTTACCATATCGAGAATTTTAATTAAGCAAGCCGAATAACTATCGGCTTTTCTCATTTTGCACAGAACTCAACCTGAAGGATGCCTTGAAAAACAGGCAGGGATTGATTGAGATTAAGGGCGGTTAATTCCGCCCAATTATTATTCTAATAATGATAATCCGTATTCAAGTATTTTAACATGCATTTTTTGTTTTGTGCGCGCATCATAAGCCGCCGCATAAGCCGCATCAGCCGCCGCATGAGCCGCCGCATGAGCCGCATAAGCCGCATAAGCCGCCGCATAAGCCGCCTTATAAGCCGCCTTATAAGCCGCCGCATGAGCCGCCGCATCAACCGCATCAACCGCATGAGCCGCCGCATGAGCCGCATCAACCGCATCAACCGCATCAGCCGCCGCATCAGCCGCATCCTTTTTGTTTTCTCTTGACGGATTTTTAATACATTTTTTAGCGCTTTCAATAGCAAAGCGAGGTCTTTCATCATCTGGATATTTTTTTTTATAAATATCAATAACCTGTTCAGCCGCATAAGCTGCATAAGAAACATATTGCTTGTATCCCATTGTGCGAACGATTAACCAATTTGCCCAATTGTATTTTTTAGAATCCATTAACTTTTTAATAAATTCTTTTCTTTCTAAACCGATTAAATTATGTTGAGTGACCCATTCCAAGCCTTTTTTACAGGCTCGTTTTTCTTCTAAGAATTTTAATGTGACGTTCATAACACACCTTTCATTTATTTATTGAGATTTTAAGAGGGCTGTAATATGCCCTCAATTATTTTTACCCCATTGAAGGCATTCGCCCTCAGTATTTACGATATTACAGAAATAAGTATCTAAGTGCATATAGGTTTTAATGTACTCTACACCTATTTGCTTATCGTTTTTATCATATCGGGGGACTCTAAAAGATTCAAAATAACAAAATTCACCCTTTTTTATATTTTCCCCGCAAGCGTCACAAAGTCTATCTTTGCGAGTTTTAATAATCTTTCTCATATTAAACCACTAAGCTAACATGTGACAAAATTCGATTGCCTTGTCTAAGGTATCAACGCTACCATATTTTTTAAACCCATCAGGGTAATTATGCGGATAACTTGAACCGGCAATATAAATTACAAACTTACCAGAAACGTTTTTAACCTTAAAAAAACTAAATCTTATCTGGAAGTAACTATCGGATTTAATTTTTTCTTTTATTGTTTTCTGTTTAATTATTAAATTCATTTCACACCTTTATTGATTGAGATTAAAAAATAATACAGGGCTGTTTTAATCGGCAGCCCTAAATTTAAGATTGATATTCCGGTAACTGTTTAAACTCTTTTGAATCTATTATTTCACATTCTTGATTAAAGCAATAAAACGGTAATATCGAATGACGTTTAGCTCGATAACCTTTTATTTCTAATCCATTAACTTGGGTTTGACTTCCGGCACATTCGCCGATAATCTTATAAAAATCACGCTTGCATTTCACTTGTTTAAGTCCGTCAATAATACCACGACCACCAAACCGGATATATTTACCGGATGAACTAAAAACAAGTTGAGCATTTTCTGAAATTGTCATATTCTTACTTCCATTTAGTTAAAAAATCAATATTACTTCAAACACCAACAGCACCAGAACACAAGACCAGACTGAGTATAAACACAGGGAACTATTTCAAGTTTATCTAACATATCAAATGACTTCCAAGTCATAACCGATAGACTCTAATTCTTGTTTAAGATCAGCATACTTTGAGGCTCGTTTTACTTGTTTGCATTCGGCAACATAAGCAGGTGAACACGCTGAATGTTGACCCAAACGAGAATAACACATTTTATTTCCATTACTATCAAAATTCGACTCATCAGGAAAGTAAGCAAAAACAGAATTGATTTTCATACCTTTTTGGTAAGCCTTTTCATAGTAAAATTTTACTTTAGTTTTCATTTCATCACCTTTGTATAAATGTAAATAAAATAATCAGTATCACACAGACCACCACAGAGAACGAAAACAGCCGGTTTATAGTTTTGTTAGTCATTATTAAACTCACTGAAAGATTGATATTCTTTTTTAGGTTCAACTGTACTAATGAAAACAGCGAAGTGATTAGTGTTTTTAGGTATATCAATATCGGAATAACCTTCTGACAAGTCTAAACGGATTTTGTTAATAAACCCGAATTTTTCAAATTGGATATTATCTTCGTGGTTTTGTTGATTTACCCATATATGCGCCCAATATTCATTATTTGTAGTCCTTACGACTCCGATATGACCGCCGGGAAATGCGATAGTATGCTGAATCGGTTCAGCTTTTGACTTTTTATCGCCTTTTATGTTAAAAACTAAATTTTCATTTTGCATTTTAGCACCTTTGTTTTAAGTTAAAAAAATATACACCATTTGCGCCGGAATCAGTCATGTATTAGACTGCAAACCGGCAAAGATTAAAACGCTCTCTTATTGCTTTCTATTATTTGCCTTGCCGCTTCTTTTGCTATACAGACAGCCCCAGCCAAAGTAAGATAGTCCCCAACTTCTTTTAACTTTTTAGAAACATCGTACATCGGTATTGAGTCCCAGATATCCAAAGGGATATCGTTTAAATGTTTATCTGTTGACTTCATTAGCCTATTCAAACCAACGTGATTTAATACGTTTTGTTTTATAGTATCGTTAACAAATTGAGCATGATATTCACGGTGAGAAACTTCGCCATTTAAATATTGTTTTCTCGTTTTCATTTTAAGTACCTTTCAAGATTATTAAATAAATTAAGACCATTAGCACCGGAAGGCAGGACGTTTTAACTGCTAACCATCCGGTAAAGATTAATAAAACATTTCGGCTAAATCAAAGTCACCGTCTATTAAGGCATTTTCTAAACAAGTACCGTACATCCCAAGTTCTGAATGATAAGAAGCATTTTCACGCACCCATTCTATACCTTTGCCGGTAACTTCGGCGTAATAATCAAAGTCAGCACTTGAAAACATATCACACTTTGAGCGCAAAAACTCTTCTGTTTTTTCTATTTGTTCCTCAGTAATTAACTCAGATTTGGGAACTAATTTTAATGCAGATTTCATAAATAACCTCATAAATGATTAAAATAATTAAATAAATGAACTAAGAAATACAGAGCACTAACTAAGATTGCAAGATTAAAAGCGAGATTGATTTTAGATAACATTGTAAATTCCTTTTTAACTAATTAAGCAAACATTATTCCAACACAATACGAACAAAAAACACAGATTAAAAAATTGAACCGGTAATAAATTCCATTTGTAAGTAGAAATAAATTCCGATTGTAAAGAAATATTAAACATTTAAGTAAATATTCCAGTCTTCTGATAAATCTAAATGATTTATAACCCAGTGTCTCGCTTCATTATCATCAATAGCACGAAACACAATTTTTGTATTGTATTTATTTATTGCAACATATTCCATTTTTAACTCCTGATTGATTAGTGATTAAATACACTACTTAAATTCAGATAAAATTGATTTTAACGCTGTTTCTATGTTATCATCATTCATATAATCGTATAACTTGCGATATTTAGAATAATCAATAACCCAAAAAACAGACCAAACGAACGAAACAAACTGATTTTTAACAAAACTAACTTCGGCACGCTGTTTAATGAATGTATCTTTACCGTGTTTTGATATTAAATTATCAATATCTGATTTTAGCTCTGAATAATGTTCCGGTTTAATTTTCATTTTATTTAATCCTTTTAATTAGTTTAGAATATATTATACAACTGATATGCCAGACAAAAATAGTTTGAATTTAACTTGTAAACGTGTCAATAATAATAAAGTGTTATGTAAACTTGTAAATGTTACCGAAATAATTACCGATAGCAGGTAAGAATTACCGAAACTCATTCAATCCACAATAAGAAATATATTTGTGTTTTATTAAAAGATTTATAAATTAGTAAAATGGTAGATTACAGAATAAATAAGACAGCTCCGAAGTTATTAACTGATAACCAGTTAAAAACTATAGAAAATAGACAAAAATTAGCTTTATTATACAGAAGTAAAGAAAAGATTGAAGACTTTCAGGATGATGTATTTAATATAATTGATGAAAAAGGGTTAAATAATGATTCAGACAAGACTAAACTTGAAACAGCTCTCAAAGTATTGCCTTTTATAGTCCCTGTTAAAAAAGCGATGGAAATGACAATAACAAGCAAGAAAATAGAGGATTTAATCAGTGAAAGCATTGAAGAAGCGCAGATTATAGATGATAAAAAGGTTGAAAATGGAAAATAAACACGGGAAAACAGTTTCAGAAGTTAAAAAAGAGCACGAAAACGAAGTATCAAACAAAATAAAAGAGTTAAAATCCGGTTTAGAGTTTGGAATGCTTAGATATGCGGGTTGTAATAGTGCGAATATAAGCGGTAAACAAGGTCAAGTGTCCGAAAGCACCGAGAAAACACTTTCACAGGATGACAATATAGCGGAACGTGACTTCTTACGTTATACTATACTACACCATTTTACACACACAGACATACACGGGCTATATAACTATGAGTAATATCACAATGACACAGCCAATTAGTCATAAGTCTTATAACGGATATTATGTCAATGGCATATTGACAGGCTATGAATATAATGAGACTAATATAATTAACTCAGTAGAGACGCTCTAATGAAGGCACAATTGACAGAAAAAAGAAGGCAGGGGTATGCACCGGAAGGGCAGGTTCTTTGGGAGGAGCGGATATAGCGTGATTATCCACAAACGAGATAATTGTTTTTGGTATGAGGATTAAACCAACAAATAAAAGGATACACGAATAAATGGTAATTTCATTCAATCCGAAATTTGGTATTGGTGACGTAGTTTCATTAAAGCTTGAGCCATCGGTTAAATATGTAATTGATGGTTATCAAATTAAGCAGGTTGATGAATTAGGCAACGTCACTTACTTCCAGTATGGTTTATATGATGCTGGTGGCATCACATTTTGTTATACGGATATTGACTTAGAATTAGTAGAAAAGGTTAATAGATGAGTAATTTACTTCCTAAATACACGCCAAAAGGCAAAAGACTGTATCACAGGAAAGAAAGTCTAACACCTGAGCAGAGACTTGTTTCTGAATTCTTTGACCGCTTTAGAGACACGGGTATTGTAGCCTCTGAGGACACCGGACAGTTGTATCACTATTACAATGATTTTATCTGTCAGGCTTTACCGGAGAATACGACTGAGGGCACTTTATATAGAGCTATGGCGTATGCTAAGGATAAATTTATGGGTAAGGAGTGGAATTTGGTCACTCCTACCTATTATAACTCAGCAAAGAGAGCAGTGGATGAGATTCACAGGTATATTGACGCTATAAGGAGGAGTTAATGCACGAAGTAACTGAGGAAGAAAAAGAGTTGTACGAGGCTATAAAGAAGATACCTGATAAATATTTAAGTCCATTGGGTATTTATTGCAAGAATTTTAATATGATTATTAAGGAATCTTGTGGAAGTTATTATAAATAATACTAAGTTTGTATTGCCTGTAAAAATAATTTACAAAGGTAAAGAGTTTTGGATAAAAGAAGGGACTAAAGAAGGTTCTGGGGTTTATCTTAACGGACAGCCCCCTATTAAGAAATAAACTTTAATTAAATAAGCAAGCATTAAGCAAGCACGATTATCATTGATGGTCGTGCTTTTTTTATTATGACAGACGAAGAACGAAAATGGGTTAAAGATGTTTTAAAGAACTTTCCGGTTTTTGCGGAGAGGTATTTTAAGATTAAGACTAAGGATGGTAAGATAGTCCCGTTTAAGTTCAACTCTGCACAACGTAAAGTCCATCAGATAGTTGAGGAAACCATAGCCGCAGGGAAACCTTTACACTTTATCATTCTTAAAGCGAGGCAAGAGGGAATTTCAACATATTTTGCCGGAATGTCATTCTGGAGAAATATGACAAGGAAATATTGGAAAACTGCAATCATAGGACACGTGAAAGACGCTTCCAATAACTTATTTGATATGATAAAAAGATTTTACAATTACTTAGAACCTGCCTTAAAACCCGAATTGCAAGCCTCAAATGAGAAAAAATTAGCATTTAGTTTATTAGAATCTGAGATGAAAGTTTTCACCGCAGAAGGTGGCGATTCAGTAGGTCGTTCTGATAACTTCCAAGATTTAGTTCTTACTGAGGTTGCGTTCTGGAGAGACGCAAAAGCTGTTTTAACGGCGGTATTTAACGCAGTTGGCACTATCAAAGACTCTTTAGAGGTTATTGAGTCAACAGCCAACGGAGTAGGCGGAGAATTTTACGAAAGATGGCAATCAGCAAAAAATGGTGAATCAGATTTTATACCTATTTTCTTGGCTTGGTTTGAATTAGACGAGTATAGGAGAGAATTTTTAAACCAAGAAGAAAAAGACCGATTTGAAAATTCACTTACAGATCAAGAAAAAGATAGGATGAAAACTTATAATGTTAGTTTAGAACAACTAAACTGGTATCGTTATAAGTTAGCCAACGATCATGGTGGCGATAAACTAATGATGCAGCAAGAAAATCCCTATAATGATATTGAGTCTTTCGTGGCATCAGGAAGACCCGTTTTTGATACCCAACTTTGCTTACAGAACTATGAATTAGCAAAAAGAGAAAAATTCAGACGTGGTGATTTGGTTTGGAAAGGTAAAGAAGTTGAGTTTGTAGAAGGTGACAGAGGATTTGTAAGACTTTACAAAGAAATTAAAATCAATCCTTTAGAAATGTATAGATACGTAGCTGGGTGTGACGTTGCCGAAGGCTTGGAACAAGGTGACTACTCAGTCATTCCAGTAATGGACAGAAAAACTAATGAAGTAGTTTTGGAATGGCACGGACACATAGACCCCGACTTACTTGCAGACGAGCAGGAAAAGATTTCAAAGTTTTTAGGTGGAGACATTTACTTTAATACTGAAAGAAATAATCACGGTCTTACGACAATCGTGGGTGCTTACAAGAAAAGATTAAAACAATATTACAACCAGACATTTGAAAAAGGTTATCCATCGGATTCAAGTACGATAGGATTTAAAACTTCTTCACAATCTAAAGCAGTAGTAATAAATGATTTAAATGAATGGATAAGAGAGTCGATATTTTCGAGTAACTCAGTAGGCTTTTGGGATGAATGTTTGACCTTTGTAAAGAACGCTAAAGGACAGATGCAGGCACAGGGTAAAGATGAAGACGTATCAACTAAGTGTTATGATGATAGAGTAATTGCTTATGCTTTGATGATAAGATGTTCATTATGGATGCCAAATTATTTTATTCAAACCCCAAAAGAAATAGTATCGAGACCATATTTAGAAGAAATGGATTACGTAATTGATGAGGCTACATTTTGACACAACAATATCCTTTATCTGCCACTGACTTAGAAGCCTTACACAATCAAGGTATTCAATACTTCAACCAGAAATGGGAAGAAGGCACTGAGAATGAGCGATATAAGAAAATCAAGAACTGGAGTCCTGATAAAGAAAGAAAAATCAGGTCACAGGGAAGACTACCTTACTCAATTCCTATTGCAGTAACTAAAATGAATACGATTTTAGCTACCCAGAAACAGGCAAGAACACAGTTTAAAGTAGTGGCGAAAGTTGACCCCAATGACGAGATTAAGGCAGAATTAGCTACTTTAATGCTTAGAGACGATGAAAAGAGTTCAAAATTCAAGTATTTAGAGTCAGAAGTATTCGACTCAGGTATGAGTGTGAAATATAGCGCAGCAGAAGCGTATGTAGATTATTCTACATTCCAACCTAAGATTAAATTCAGAAAATTAGATTATAAAAACGTGGTTTGGGACACAAACTCAAGAGAATATGACGTTAACGAAGACGGATTATTTGTAGCTAAAGTTGACAGAGTTTACAGATTTCAGTTGAGACAGGAATTCCCTGAATACGCTGATAAGCTAAATCACAACACAAATCATATCGGCAGAGACAAAGACGCATATTATGTGGTTAGGAATCCTAATGGTAAAAATGACTTCGATATTATCGCTAAGTTCACACACTATCAAAAAGTATCACGAAAATGCTGGTATGTAATACATCCCGATCCTATGAATATTTTAAGTGAGGGAGTTTACACCAAGAAATTTAAGACCCAAGAAGAAGCAGAAATGCACTTGAGAGAGATTAACATTCCTTACCTATCACAAGGGTTAGATTTTGACGGTACAGTGGAAACAAAAGACGAAATTAAGTGGGATAAATACGTATTCGCAGATACTTTGATATTAAGCTATGAAGAAACCGACTACCCATCATCACCAATAAAAGTTTACAGATGTTTTCACTTTGAAGACGATTTCTGGTCGTTTATGGATGTACTTAAGAGTCCGCAAATATTCTACGACAGACTTTTAGCACAGATTGACTACTCATTTGGTTCAGACATTAAGAACGTATATCAGTTAAACGTGAATGCGTTAGCAGATATACATACTCCCGAAAAAGCCAAACATATAATTGAACAAACCGGTGGCGTAGTTTTCTCTAATTCAAGCGAAGAAATTTTAAGAGCAGTAAAATCACAGGGTTTAAATCCTCAATGGATTCAGATTGCTACCGTAATGCAAGGTTTAATGGAAGACTTCGGAGGCGGTCGCTCATTCTCAGGATTAGGAGATGAGAGTGGTGAAAGCGGTAGGGCTATTAATCTAAAAAAACAACAAGGTGCATTAGTAGCATTTCTAATGTTAGACAATCTATCGAGATGGAAACAGTCATTAGGTGAGTTTGCATTATACCTACATAAAGAATTTGACACCGCAGAGAGACAAATGAAAGTTCAAGGTGCTGAGCTTACGCCTGAAATGATACAGATGTTAAACCAGAACGGAGTTATAACACCTTCACAATCAGACCCCGATAGTATGTTTGTAAAAGTAGGTGGGATTGACTTTCTAAAAGACGCTGACTTGGAATTGACCGTGACTGAGGCAGCCTTAACAGAAAGCGAAAAAGAATTTAAATATATGCAGTTGTTAGAAATGGGAAGGTCAAACCCAACATTATGGCAAATGCCTGCATATACAATGATGTTGTTGGACTATAACACGGACGTACCGGAAAGAACTAAAAAGCAATTAATCCAACAAATACAAGAATTTAATAAAGCACAGGCACAAGCCGAGCAAGAAGAAAGAAATATTAAGAAGGCGGAAGTTCTCCAACAAGGAGTGACCGCACAATTACAACTAAAACAAGGAATAGCAAATGCCAACAGAGCAAGAGCCAACTAACGAAGGGCAAGTTGAAACTACACCCGAAGGGCAAGTAGAAGAAACACCCGTAGTAGAGCAGACACTCCAAGAGCAAGTGGGACAGTTACTCAAGCCAACCCAAGAGGAGCTTGAGACAGAGGAAGTTCAACCTCAGACACAACAGTCAACCCAAGAGGAACTGATTGATGATACTTTAATTGAACAATATCCAGCTCTAAAAATGTATCGTGGACAGAAATTCAAGGATGCCTTACCGAAGGCGTATTCAGAGATAGTAAAGAAGTTCACGAAAACAAATATGGAGTTGAAAGAGTTACAAAAAAAACAATTACAGAGTTCGATTCCGAACCCAAGTGATTTTCCTGACCCGGTAGAAAAGCCGGAAGAGTTCAAGCAAGCGATAGCTGATTTCAGAGAAAAAGTAAGACAGGAAGCATTGAATGAACCCAGACAAGAACAGCCTAATATGCTGAACGAGGTTGCTAAGCATTTGCCGGAAGGTGCAGATGTAAATGATGCAATAGCAGGTTGGGAAAAAGACAACGCTTTCCGTTTATACGATGACACCGGACTTATAAGAGAAGACCAGAAGAACTTTTACAATCAAAACCCTCATATTTTTATAAGGGAAGTTGTGAAATATTATTCTGATAACTTGAAGGTAAATAAAACTCAGGCGCAGATACAGTCAGAAAGCAAGGCTCAGGCTGCTAAAAATCTTCAAGACGCTATAAGAAAAGCAAACTCAAACAAAGAAAATCAGCCCTCAGCACAAGTAAATGCAACTGCAAGGGAAAACACATTAACGGCGGAAGAAGAACTCCTATTAAAGATACAATCAAAAGTTTCATAGGAGAACAAAATGGCTTATACTGGCAATATTTCGGGAGTGAGAAGTTCCGCAACCGCATTAGCGGCTAACACAAAACCTGACATAGATAGTGTATTAAAACTGATAAAACCATATCAGACACCTATTATGCAATGGTTATTCTTCTCAAACAAACAATCAAAAGTTGTAACAAACAAAAACTCAAAATTCAGTTGGTTTGAAGACGAATATTTACCTCATCAGACCACGATTCTAACAGCAGTTTCATTGACCTCAACTTACTACTTAAATCTGACTACCACAGAGGCAGCAGATGTGAGTTTCTTTAAGTTGAATGATTTAGTTTACATTGAAGCTACTGACGAAATGGCGTTTGTTTCTACTGTAACAAGTTCAACAGACATTACATTAACAAAAGTACACGCTACAATTCCTACTGCACTCACTGCAATACCAGCAGGCGGAATAGGTTCTTACATTAAAATCATTGGTTCTTGGAACTTAGAGAACAACGAAAAAACGACTTCGATTACCACACAGGAAATAGAAGTATTTAACTACTGTACTATTTCCAATGAAGGTATAGCTTCAACAGGTCGTGACCAAGCTGGTGAGAACTACACCGATGGTAAAACTCACGACGAAGAAGTAATGAAGAAGATGGAAGAAATGAAAATGATGTATGAAAGAAACATCCTTTTCTCAAACGTAGCAGTTACCACAGGCACTACAACGGCTACTAAAAAGACAATCGGTAAAGGAATGAAAGGATTCATTACCTCAAACGTACAGTCTTATTCAGGTGCTATAACAGATACAGTTCTAAACACTTTCTTCTCGAATGTTTTCGCAAAAGGAAGTACACAAAGAACATTTGTTGTAGGTAACGAGTTATTCAAAGGTATTAATCAGATTGCAATAGACAAACAGGGTTCATTCCCATCAGTAATAGATGAGTCTTATGGTGGAAGAATTTATAATTATTTAGCAGGTGAAGGCGATGTTAAAATCGTAAGAAATCAGTTAATGGATGGTAAATTCACACACGCAGGATTCATTTACGAAGAAGGACAAGTAACCCCACGACATATGGCTAACGACAAAAAAGGTTCACGTAAATTCAGAATCGAAGCCGAGGTTGAAGTTAAAGGTGCAGACAGAACAGAAACCAAGTTACTTGCTGACATCGGATTACAATTCGACAATCAGGAACTTGCAGGATATTTATACAAATAATAAGGAGTAATATGTACACGTTCACAAGCGTAAATAACAGATTTGTAGTCTTCGGGAAGCCAGTCAACGGGATTCCTGAGTATATCGCTAACTTTAGTCCTATTGGTAGTATGGGAAAATTTACTACTGAGGATTCAGACTTAGCATTAAAACTAAGATCACACCCTGAATTTGGGAAAAGGTTTATGGAAATCGGTGCTGCTGTTAAGGAAAATCCTAATATCGTACAAGGCATTAGAAGTTCAGACTCACATCCAGAAATAGGGAAAGTGTCACAAGACGACAAAGAAAAACTTATTGAGTTTGGAAAGTTACAAGCAACTCTTTTGAGAAATTCAGGTGAATATAGGAAAGACGCTACTCCAGAAAATATAGCGAAATATGAATTGTTAAAGGATGAACTTAGTGTATAAAACTTGTTCAAAATGTGGTGTTGAAAAACCCATAGAAGATTTTAGAGTTAAAAGAGGACAATGTATCTCGTGTGAAAAGTTGTATAGCAAAAACTATAAACTACAAAACAGAGAAAAGTTCCGAGAACTCAATAAACTCTATCTTAAAAAATGGGCAGCAAATAATAGAGATAAAAAACACCAGATGGATAGAGAATATTATCAAGAGAACAAAGACAAGATTAAGACTTGTGCAAAACAATATCGTGAAAATAATCTGGAGAAATGTCGATTAAATTCTAAATCTTATCGTGAGCGTAATAAAGGCATTTTAAGCATCAAGAAAAAAGTATGGGCGAATGCGAACAAAGGCAAACGTAACATATCTACAAAGAAATGGGTAATTAACAATCCAGAGAAAGCCAAAGAAATGGGCAAAAACTGGAGAAAACTCAACCTTGTTAAAGGCAGATTATATTCGCATAAATATAATTCGCTTAAAAAACAAAATGGTGGGGTAGTTGAAAAAAGTGATATTGAAAGCTTATTGCTTGCCCAAAAAAGTAGATGTTTTTATTGTGATTCTAAATTAGGAAAATACGAAATAGAACACATCATCCCTTTGAGCAAGGGCGGTGAACATAAGTTATACAATATAGTTTTAGCTTGTGTCCATTGTAATAGAACAAAAGGAAATAAACACCCAGAAGAATTTGTTAATCAAGTTCTTACTGGATAAGAAAACATTAAACGATTTGAATTATTAAAATCAGAATTGGAGAATTAAATGGCACTAACTCAATCAGATTGGGTTGAAGAAATTGTCAACGACACTTACACTGCCGTTTGCACAGTAGTTTCAACCACAGCAGAAAATGATGCTTATACTAAAAAAATACCCGCAGGGCTTGACCCTTCAAAGCCGTGGACTATGTTTTATGTAGCAGCAGCAACTCCAGATGGTCAGGCATTACCGCTTGATATTTGGGGTGGATATGACCCTTTATTCGACCTAAGTGGTGACGGTGCTAACGTAGTTGCCACAGGCACAGGTGCAAAACTAAAACAAGTATATGATGATGTTGTGTTAGCAGTAACACCACTTGCGTATGCTTTTGCATTTGACCCTCTACAACAGGTAGCAGACGTAGTCACAGTAGCAGCAATAGCAACCGGTAACAAGGTAAAAGTTCCAGTGTGTCCTTATTACGCTTTTAACCTTAACGGCGGTTCAACATTAGCGGCTACTACACATACATTTGTTGTTGTGCAGAAGAATGATCTGAAAGGTATCTAAACTAACGGCGGGGTAAAACCCGCCTATTATAAGGAGAAAAAATGGCAACGATAATAACTTCTGCCGAAGCATTAGGTGGTATAACTCAAGGTGATTTTTACTTTGACGGTACTGATTACCATTTAATGACAGAAAAAGGGTTAATAAGATTAACGCATATAGGAAGTGCTACACTTACAAGTCCGACATTAACGACACCGACTTTAACAACACCAACAATTTCAGCACCTACAATCACAGGTGAAATTACTTCTAATGTTTTACAAACAGCAGAACACGGCGTAGGTTTAATAGGAACGAGTACTTTTGGTGCGCCTAAAACTTACAGAAGAACTGAAAACGGTATCATTATAACTACTGTAAAATTTGATCTCACAGGATTAGCGAGTTCAGGAACAACAGAAGACGCTATTGGACTTGCAGCAGGTGGAATAGCTATACTTGGTAGAAATGTTGTGGCAACGAATGGTATTATTTTCAGGGCAACGCTTTCTTGTATCGAACTTCCAGCAGGCACAACGGTAGCAACCGATATAGATATTGCGACTAATTCAAGTGGGACTATTGAATACGGTGGGGCTGTAAGCACGGCAAAACTTATCAATGGTGCTTCTTTGGCGGCTGGACAAACAGTACAGAATTTAGTACCGGCTATGACAGCAAATCATTATTTATATATTGTTGAAGGTACAGGTTCAGCAGGAACATACACAGGTGGTATGTTTATACTTACAATGTATGGTCACGCTTTATTAGCGTAAAGGAGAATAAATGACCTCAACGGAAATGCTCGCACGTGTAAGAACAGCGTTGGATGAAGCTGCCACCGGATTTAACACTGATGCAGAAATCTATTCCGCATTAGCTGATGGACAGAACGCAGTTATAAATGTGATTCTTAGTATATATAAAGCTAAGATTAAGGTGGACAACTTAACAGAGTTACCCTATGAACTCATTACACTTTTAGAGAACGCAACAGCTTCAATAACAGCGAGTTTCATAGCGTTACCAACAGGGTTCTTATATTTGGTTAATGCCAAATGGGATCATGATGCCACAGGCGGACAAAAACCTTGCTTGCTTGTTAGCAATGATAAAATGCTTTATGCAGGAGAGGACAATTCATATTTAGCTGCTACATCGACGAGTCCAAAAGCGTATGTAGCCACATTAGCTGGGGGTAGCCCCGCTATCCACTTTTTACCTACATATTCAACGTCAGGGGTTTATACAATAAGTTACATTAAAACACCAACAGCAATAGCTTCGGGACAGAATCCTTTACTACCGGTATCAACACATTCAGCGATAGTATTTTACGCAACTGCACAAATGTTCATTAAAGACGAAAAGATACAGGAAGCACAAAGTATGCTTAATGATTATTCAAAAGAACTATCAAATTTAATAAGGTAAAAGATGGGAACATTACTTCAATTTCGTGACCAATTAAAAGCCAAAAGACCTGAGATTAAGGGTAACAGTAATTTCCCCGATGCTTGGCTTACAAGACTTGTGAATGATTCACAAAGATTCGTACAAGTAAACCTTGCACACTTAGGTATAAAGAAGTGGGAAGCCACAGACGCTTTGACCTTATCAGCAGGCGCACACGCAGAACAGACAGTGAAGACAGCTAACTTAGCAACTGATTGCCCTAACAGATTATTCGACGGCAAGGATGCAATTAAACACATTGAATGCGGGACTACATCAGGAGGTGGAAACGTTCTTTACGGAATAGCAAAGTACATAGACGATGATTTATTCTCAGAACAACTAAGGAATACATACTTAGCCCCGACACTATCACAACCTGTTTTTACAAGGATAAATAATCTTATTTACTTAGCACCATCTACAATTACATTAGCAACAGCTTCTTATTATAAAGCTATTACTGAGTTGTCCGCAGATGGGGACTTAACGGCAATACCGGAAGTTTTTGAAGAGTTTATAGTTAAGAAAGCACTTACAGAAATTGATGAAATTTTAGGTAAGATTAACGAAAAACAGGTTTTAGTGAACGAACTGACCTCAGATATAAGAAAAACATTTGAGTCAATGGGACTTGCTAAAGCCGATGAAATGCCACAAGGGATGAAACTATAATGAACTTACAAGAAATTAGAGATAATTTTAACGCCAGATATAAGTTAGAAACCATAAAAAGAGGCACGGCTTATATTGACTTAGGCGATAAGATGATAGCTTTTTTTATTTCAGAAGCACAGCAGGACATTCAAAGAAGACTTGCGGTGGTGCATACTTCTTATGAATTAACCTTAACCGGTGCTGAGACCTATGACTTACCAAGTAATTTTGGGAATGACATTACAGTGACATCAGGAACGGCAATCTTAACAAAAAAACCTTACAGGTGGTTAAGAGAAAACTTTGACGTAGGCAACTCAGGAGATTACTATTCGATTGACGTAGCAGGGAATACACAGAAGATATTAGTAGCAGGTAATTCAGGAACGGTTATAATTTATTACTACCCTGATTTCAATTATTACAGACCTTCACTAAGTTCAGTACAGGATTGGGGTACATTCTCAGGCGTAGCATATTCAGGAAAGATTTTACTACCGGATAGATACAGTAATGCAATTATTCTAAAAATGCTAAGTAATATCGCTAACGATTACTTAATGCTATACGAAAAAGAATTAAAATCATTAAGAGAATCGAGAGTAGGTTCAGTAGAAGAAACAATTAACTATTCATTTGCAGGAGTTGACGAAACTGTATCGACAACAAGTGTACCGGTAGGAAGTTCAGTACCGACACCAAGTAGCGGGAGTAGCACAGCAGATAAAGTAATAAGGGTAAGAGTATCAGACGCAGGTACGTACACGACACCGGAAGAAGATGGATGGAGCTCAACACCAACGATAGTTAATAACGTGTCATCAGTAGTAATAACTTCACCGAGTTCAGAATTTAATAATTACATACACGTAAGAGTAAATCAAAACACTTGGACTTGGGAACAAACAGGTGCAACAACAATCACATTATATCCTGATTCATCAAGCGGATGGGGAGAAGCAGAAATAATTATAGAAATATGGGATTAGATAAACTTTATATTAAAGACATTATCGGAGTCGATGAATTTATTCACCCCGAAAAGCTACCTGATAACAAGTGTGCAATCCTAAGAAATCTTTTAATTGACACCGATGGACTGGCTTTATCAAAACGTGGTGGATTCCAGAGATTCAGCGCAAACGCCATTGATACTACCGGCGATTGTATAAATTTATTTGATACCGTGGATTCAGCAGGAACTAACTTTGTTTTAGGGGTTATCGCAACTAAACTAAGAAAATCAAGTGCTGGAACAGCAGCTTGGAGTGACGTTAAAACAGGACTTACATCTGACAAGAAAACAAGAATAGCATCGTTACCAAATTCAAGATATTGTTTAACGAATGGGTTTGATAAACCTTATGTGATAAGCGGAGTAGCCTTTGCAGGGGCAGACAATCTTGAGATAGGCAGATTTGAATACGGTTCATTATCAATGAGTTATGTATTAGAACTTATAACCGATGGACTTCAAATCAACACAACTTATTCTTGGGTATTTGTTTACGCTACCGAAGACGGAGAAATTTCAAATGCAAGTTTACCATTGATACAAAAGACCGGTTCGGGTGGTGGTGGTGGCGACCCTTACAGAATGAGATTTACAAACATACCGGTTTCCTCAGATACAAGAGTAACACAAAAACGAGTTTACAGGACTGAGGGAAACGGGGCAAGGTATTATCTTCTTAAAAACATTCCTAACGCAGATACAAGCTGGGATGATTATTATGCAGATGACCAATTAGATTTAACAGATGAATTTGTATTTACAAACGCACCCACAAAAGCAAAATATAACCTTACACACAAAGAGAGATTATTCTTAGGCAATCTTACAAAGACATACAAGAACGCAGTAAAACCTATATTTATCAACACAGCTTTTGAAGTAACAGGTACAACAGCTACATCTAATTTAACATTACTTGGAGTTTATAAATATAAACTTTCTTTTCTTGACGTTAATGGCAGAGAATCAGAATTGGGGTATGAGGGCTCTGTTACATTAGCCGGAACGGAAAACGGAACTATAATTGATTGGGGATTTATAGGTGGTAAGGGCTCAAGCACAACGATTGACAAAACAATAGACAAGGTTAGAATTTACAGAACACTTGATGCAGGCTCTACTTATTACTGGCTTGATGACGTTGACCCAGATACCGATACATCTTCAACCGGTTATGAAGATACTTTAAGCGATGCTACATTAGCGACTCAAGGTACATATCCAAAATCAGGTGAAGACGTTGACGACACAGTAGATTTAAAATGTGCAGTTATGTTTTCAGATATTTTAAGACCTTCAAACATTGGTGATGCAAATATAATTGACATTTTCCCTGATGATGCAGATGAAATAACCGGATTAGTTGATGACGTTGACGGAGTTTTGGTATTCAAGACAAATTCAATCTGTAAAATATTTACCGAAGGCTCACCTGCAAACTGGAGAGTTTATAAGTTAATTGATTTTATAGGATGCAACCAGCCTGAAACTTTATTTAAGAAAGGCTCGCAGGTTTATTTTTTCAAAGACACACACTGTTATCGTTATCCTGATAAATTAGATTTACCTATAAGTTTAAGCAGACAAGATACATTTAAGACTATTATAAGTTTTCATTCATCCACATTTTACAAAGAGTGGTACATAGTTTCAGCCTTAATAACATCGACCTATTATTTGTTTTGTTACGACACTAAGTTTGATACTTGGTACGAACTAACAGCCTTAGAACCGAAAGCATTGCTTACAAAACAGATAGGCACTAACGCAGGTAATTTATGGATGTCAAACGGGAACTATGTTTTTAATTACAGTCCGACAGCAGATGTTGACCACGATGTAAGTGGCAGTGACGTTACTTACTCAGTTTTATTCAGAAGCAAAACTTTCTCCTTAGACGGCATTAGGTTAATGAGATTAAGAGAATTATTAGTAAACTATAACAGAAGCACTACAATTACTTTTAAATTAGGGAATCCAGACACAGCAGTAGTGAATACACAAGCAGATGGAAGTGGAACGGGATTAAAAGTTTTAAGACAAGTAACCGATGGAATGACAGTGAGTACTTTAAAATCAACAAATAAAGTTTACTTTGAATTTGAAGGCGTTGGATTATCAAAATTCCTAAACGCACGAATTGATTACATACCGAAGAACAGAGGCTATGCTTAGTTTACAAAACATAGAACAGATTAGAACTTTATTTAATCCCAAACCGGAAAGAGGTTCAGTTTTACCTGATGTAAGAAGCGTACAGGAATATACAGAGTATCTTTTATTACAATCAAACAACGTTTATCATCGTTATAAAATGATAGCGGGACACTGGCATCAGGAAAAAGTTGATGCAAACGACAAAGTTTATTTAGAAAGAATTTAACAGGAGAATGCAATGGCAGATTTAAGCGGCTACGCCCCGGAGTTTATGGATATTTATAAAACCCAAATGGGTGGTAATCCAAGTGAATGGTTAAAGAATCTTCCCGATGTATATAAGAAATGGCAGCAAGATCAGGAATTAAAGAATGCTAATGCGCCATCAAACGGGAAATATTTAGGCGCAAATTTTAACTGGCTTACTGATACGTTAAAAGGTAATTACTCTAAGGGTTTGGATATGGGTAAGTACCGGAATAACGCCGCAGGATTGATTGGGAAGGCTACTAATCGGCAGGTAAAGAACACTCAGGAAAATCTTAATGCTTCGGGCTTATCAAGAGCAGGCGTAGGATATAGTGTTGTAAATGATATTTACGGCAAGGAATCAGAAGCATTAGCCGGAGTTGAGAATAATCTTATCAATCAGGACATTGCTTTTAAGCAGAACTCAATAGCTCAACTATTAGGGTTAAACCAATTTGAAGGTCAACAGAACTTAGGTGAACAAGGACAGAACAGAAACTATGAAATGAGTTTAAGAAGTTTCTTTGAAAACCAGAGACAGTTTAACGCAGAAATGGACGCACAACCTGAGTGGTGGGAATCACTTTTAGGCAACGTGGTAGGTGGTGCTTCACAAGCAGGTACGGCTGCTTTAATTGCTTCTGATGAACGATTAAAAGAGAACATTAAAAAAGTTGGCAACAAAGGTGATGTTGAGATAGTAGAATTTAACTACAAAGGACACCCGCAGAAATTCAGAGGTGTAGTAGCACAACAGATAGAAGAAAATCATCCAGAAGCAGTTTCAGAAATAGACGGCATTAAATATGTAGATTATTCCAAAATTGACGTAAAAATGGAAGCTATAAATGCGTAGAAGAAGCGGTTTTGTAGAAGCGTTAAACCCTTACATTAGAAACATAGCTGATATGACTTCTAATTACTTTTTATTAGAGGGTGAACGTAAACGTAAGGCAGAAGAAGAAAAGCAGAGAGTTGACTCTGAGAATAATCTTTTAGGACAACTATTCCCACAAGGTACTTATAGAGACCCAAATAAACGGAAAACCTCTGATGACCTTTACAACGGTGTTTACAATTCAGGGCTACCGTTCAATGCTAAGTATAGCGTTATGGAAGGGCTACAACCGAAAACTCAAAAGCAAAGAACCGTGAGAATGGGAGGCAATATTTACATTGAAGACCCGAATATAGAAGGTAAACCAATAGGCGACCCTATATTTTCAGCACCCAAAGAACCGGAGATATTTGAGGGTAGTGAGTTTGTACCAGCAGAAGAAATAGATGGATTAAAAAGTTATAAGGGTTATACAGTAAAACGACAGGTTTTCAAAGACAAAGATGGCAATATTATCAGACGTGGTACTACTAATGAACCATTTAAGCGAACTTATGCAGATGGTGGTGGAAAGGATAAAACCCCAAAACTTATTGACATAGACGACTACAAAAAAACATTAGCTGTATTCACAAGGAAAGAATCAGAGAATACAAAGAATATTGACAAATATAAAATAAAACAAGGCTCAAATACCGCAGTTGGATTTTATGGGAATAACCTGAACAAACAAGCTGATGAAGATGAAGTGGTGTTCTATAATAATTTATTACCAGAGGCGAAAAAGTTTGTTGACGAAAACTTTTATAACCAAGATGTTATTAAAAATGGCGAACGTGACCAATACCAAGACAGGGAAGACTTAGCGAAAAACGTTGATGAAATGGCGATAGAAGACTTCAAGGCTGGTAAATTTGAAGAAGTTGATTTAAGCAGATATAAGAAACCCGAAGGTATGTCAGATATAGAGTGGAAAAGGAAAATTTCAGGTGAAGTGTTAAAATCTATTCAACTATGGACTAAATTAAAATTCAGAAGGTTATGAGCGACAGACTCAGAAAAAGATTAGAGAATAAAAGTCCACAACAGTTGGACGACCAATTAAAACGCATTTCTCAATATTCCAGAGAACAGAGATTTGTTTCGCCTTATATTAATCAGCCTGAGAAAACTGAATTGCTTGGTAAAACTATTATAGATGCACCAAGAAAACGAGAAGCAGACCCATTGATGCAAGGACTTTTTAGAGGCTTTACCGCACCCGTAATGCAAGCAAGAGAAGAATTGCAACAATCGGGTGACGCTTTTAAGGAAGGCAACATAGGAAGCGGTATAGCTGATTTACTCAAAGGTTCACTACATACGGCTATGTCACCTATTACAGCCCCGCTTGGCGCAGTTACGGAAGGATTAAAGGGTACTGGTGAAGTAGGTGAGGAAGTAGCGAAAGGAATTGAACAGACGTTTGATTTACCATTTGCGGCTATAAGATACGGTTCAGAAACAGTTAAAGATGCTTTTGAGATAGCTGGTAAAGATTTAAGCGACAACGAAACCACAGCCAAATATAATGAGTTGATTCAAGAAGTAGCTGGACTTTATGCTTTAGGTAAAACTCACACATCGGTTAAAAAATATATTGATAAAAAGTTACCTGAGATTAAACAACTGCCGAAAGAACCGGAAGTAGTTATCAAGCCTTTAGAGAATAAACCGGTTGGGGGATTAACACAAGAAACTCTGCCAAGCGATTTAATAAAACCTAAAGAATCGCCGGTAATTGAAAACGTAGAAAAACCACTTTCACGTGCAGAAAGAATTAACCAGAAAAATATAGATTCTATAAAAGAAGAAGCTATTAAGATAATGACCGATGACCCTTCATTAACTTCAATGCCAAGAAAAATAGTTGGTAAACTTAATGCGCTGAAAAATGAAGGTAAGATTAAAGGCAATTTCAATTCAGAAAACGTAATGAATTGGGCTAAAGAATTTAACGAAGCAAGAAAGAAAAAAATTACCGAGCAGAAGACAGTTACTTTCAAAGAAACCCCAATTGAAGAAATTGATATGCCGGGATTTTATGGCAAGAACACAACCACAACAGTTGGGGCAGTATTAAAGAAAAACCCTGAGTTCAAACCTTTTATCGAGGGACTTACCAAACCAGAAGATATAAGCGGTGCTTTATTCAAATTAGCCGCCGACTATCGGGGTGGAAAACCATTAGAAATACCAGACATCCAAATCCAGAAAACTATTGAAAGAGCGGGCGGGAGATATGAAGGTATCAAGGGTAATGATTTTCAGTTTACGAATACCAAAACAGGAGGTACGTTCACATTAAATCGTAACGAAATCACAGAAGCAAAACTGAATGAGATTTTTGCCAATGATAAAATAAAACCACTTGAAGGTGAACTGCCAAAGAAGGCTACACAAGAAGAACTTACGAAAGCAGTAGATGAAACACGTACAAGTATTAAAAACCGCATAGTAAATCAAGAACGAGTTGACAGAGGTTTAAGCCCATTAGAAACTACTATGAAACGTGAATGGGGTGAGGTTTGGGAAGACGCTAAAAAGAAAATAGAATCAAAAGAAGTTGACCCCGTTAAATTAGCAGATGAACTTTCTAAGAATCCAAGACCGACTACTGATACCGAAGGTGCTATTTTAACTTATGAGAGAGAACGTGTAAAACAAGAACGTACTAAAATAACAAAAGAAATTTCTGAGATTACTGACCCTACAATAAGGGCAGAAAAAGTTAAAGAATCTTTATTGCTTGACGAACAGTATAACACTTTGGATGTAGCAGGTAAACAATCAGGCACAGAAACAGCCAGAGGACTTGCTATACGAAGGATGGAAATTAAGGATGATTACTCTATTGCACCTGTTATACAACGTGCGAGAGTAGCTAATAAAGATGTAGCGATTCCTGATGATTTAAGAATCAAATTAGAAGATTACAGCCAGAAGATAGCCGAAGGTGAAACAAAAGTTAAAGCACTTGAAGAACAACTTTCAAAAAGTGAAGCGGAAAAATTAGTATTAGAAAACCAATTTGAACAACGAACCTCAAGACGTGAAAGTAAAAAAATAAACCTTGATACTGAGTATGAATCTTTAGTAAAAGAATTTGCTAAGACTACTCAGTTTAATATGTTGGTTGACCCCAAACAAATAGAAATACTTTCTAAGATTGCAAAGAACAGAGTAAAAAAAGGTGTTACTAATGTTAACCAGTTAGTTGATAGTATTTATCAGGATATTAAACAATATTTACCAGAATTAACCCGACAAGATGTAATGGATGCTATTGGTGGAGTTGGTAAATTTCAAAAGATGAGTGAGAGTGATATTCGTGTAGAGTTAAAAGATATAAGAAAACGAGTATCAGATGAAACTTTACAAAAGACTTATAAAACCAGACTTGAAAACAGGAAAGCGGAATTAGAGAAAAAACTTGAAACCGGAGACTATGAGAAAACTCCACGCAGAAAAACTAAAATGAATCCTGAGCTATCTGCTTTAAAAGATGAAGTCGATTTACTTAAAATAAAAGTTGATAAAGAAATAAGATTGCTCGAAAGAAAGAACAGAAAACCCATTGGAGTAGCAGAAGATTTTGCAATAGAATTAGGTAACATACCAAGAACTCTAATGTCATCGGTTGACTTGTCAGCACCATTAAGACAAGGTGTAATATATTCAGCTTCGCACCCCATTATTACTTTTGGTAAAGGTGGTGCGTTTAGAGAAATGTTTGGATATTTTAAGAGTGACAAAGCATTAAGAGAATTAAAAAGAGAAATCGAGGAAAGCCCTAACGCAGTTCTTTATAATAAATCAGGCTTATACTTAGCAAACGAGAAAACTAATTTAGGTAGAGTTTCAGGTAGAGAAGAAGCGTATATGTCGTCCTTGCCTGAAAAGATACCCGGATTAGGCAGATTGGTAAGAAGTTCAGAAAGAGCATACACAGGATTTCTTGATAAATTAAGAATGGATATGTTTGATTTCTATACGGAGAATTTACAGAAATCAGGTGTGACGTTTGAATCTAATCCCAAAGCATATAAAGATATGGGTAAGATGATAAACTCATCAACAGGTAGAGGAACTTTAGGTGGGTTTGAAAGGTCAGCTTCGGCATTAAGTTTAGGATTATTTTCACCAAGACTTATAGCTTCGAGATTACAGTTAATAAATCCGAGATACTATTTAAAGTTAGAGCCACAGGTTCGCAAAATGGCTATGAAAGATATGCTTAAATTTGTAAGTGTAGGGACTTCGATAGTAAGTTTAGCAAAATTAGCAGGTGCAGAAGTAGAGTTAGACCCACGTTCATCTGATTTTGGTAAGATTAAAATGGGTGACACGAGATTAGACGTATGGGGTGGATTCCAACAATACGGAGCTTTCTTCACAAGATTAGCAACAGCACAAACTAAAACAGTAGGTAAAGTAAAAGAATTAGACGGCAAGAAATTTCCTTTTACAACAAGAGAAGATTTGATAATAAGATTTGCAGAACAAAAAGGTTCGCCGATTGCAACTTTTCTTGTAGATTATTTCAGAGGGAAAGATTTTGAAGGCAAAGAATTTGAATTATCAAACGCATTAGTTGATAGATTAATCCCACTTTATATGAAAGATATGACCGAAGCAATAAAAGAAGACGGTATAGAGGGTGCGTTCAAAACAATGCCGGGAATATTTGGCGTTGGTACTCAGACTTATAAACCAAAGAGAACAAAGAAACAAAACTAAGGAGATAAAATGAAAGCATTTCTCATAGCCCTAATATTCACAGGGTTTACAATGGCACAGTCAAACGGACAGGCGATAGGTGACGCTACGATATGGACAGACTCATTAGGATATTCGGGGTCTGATACCTTAGTGGTGGCTGATTCATCGTTTATTCTAAAAGTAGATTTCAACAACGAGTGGTATAAAGTATTCGTAAAAGGAAATGCCAACTCATCAGTTGATTCTATTTACGTACAAGCAGGTGCGGTTAGGTACAATAACTATGGTACGCCATTAGACACCGTATGGGGTTCATACACAACGCTTAAAGATTCGGCTTGGAACAGCGTGAATGTGATTGTGAATAACACAGTAGGTAAAGATTATATGATTTACACACCAGTAGCGGAGTTACTTAAATTTCAACTATTGAATTACAGAGCAGCATTAACAACACGTAATGTAGTATTAACCATACAGGCACTTAGGAAAAGATAATGAAAAAGATTTTATTTTTATCTCTTTTACCGTTTCTTATTTATGCACAAACATCAAACCCTGTTTTTACCACAAGGCAAGACACCACCCTTAAAGGTGTAGTGAGGGATTCGCTTGATGCTTACTTTACAGAATCAGCCACTAATCCATTGCTTGATTTGCAAAGAAGGACATCTCCTGCTGGTTTATTTTTACGAATAACGCCAACCGATACAGATATACCGCCCTTTACTATGTCAACAAATGAATCTGGTTCTGGTGCAGGTGGACATCCTAATTATCTTATGAGAATGGGATTTAATACACTGGGTGAAAAATCAGCTTTCCCCGACTGGTTTTTACAGATGGAATCAAACTGGTTAGGCGATTATAATGGCAGAACAAATCATACTTGGTCTGAACTTCATCTCGACTATTTTAGCGTAGATGGCACAGAGCAGCGACCGTGGGGCATAATAAAGAGTCAAACAAGCGGGTGGACGAACATAGGGTATAATGCTGATAACTGGAAACTAACTAATAGGGCTAATACAACAACAGCCTTAGATTGGTTTGAGACTGGAACTGACACAGCATTATTAAATCTTTATCCGACTTTAACGGATTTGCTTTCAAATAGCAGTTATCTTTTAAGCAGTGACAACAATAAGTTTTATTCACTTGCACAGCGTGATTCAAATTGGTTGATGCAGGGTGGACTGAGCCTTTTAAAATGGGGTAGTTATGTGTTCGGGTCTTGTATATGGTTAAACCCAAATACACAGACCATAACGACAAGATTAGGTCAATCATTGATTCTATTTTCCACATCGACAAACCAACAATCCGTGATAATGACGAGCAACAAATACACTAATTCAGATATGAATATCAGGTTTTATAATACTTTTTTTGAAGATACATTAGGAAATGACGTTGCAACTTTAAGCACTTATGATTCTACATTTGCAATAAAAAATATAGAATCAGATAATTACACTTTGTCTGGTGGGTTATATTCCCTTGCAAAACGTACAAGTACACACTTAGGAACTTTAACGGATATAAACTCAGCTTCTGCTCAAACTCAAACTAAGATAGGCAATAGTGCGGTAATATATAGCAATCAGAATAATCTTAAAAGATTTGCGTTATATCCATTTTATTCTGATTCTGTAAATTCAGAAATCACATTAAAATCGAACTATATTATATTCCAAGACAAGGACGGTTCAGGCACGTCAACATTATTTAATACAGCTACAAAAAATTTAACACTTGGCTCTACTGACAGTGTGGCTACTGGTGATTTATTCGCAGATGATATTTATGCAGATAGCATAATTAGTGACGCAATAAACACAGGTGCATTTTATATCAATGGAATTTTACAAACAGGCGAAGGTTCGATAGGTAATGCTGATTCATTAGGCGGAGTCCCTGCAAGCGGATATTTAGTTGATGCAGATTCAACACAGTTTAGAACATTCTCAGATTTAAAATATGCGGCAACAGCTTCATTTGCAATAGCACCCGCATTATTAGATGATTCAATAGCAGTTAAAATGAACCGTTCTGAAATGACAGGCTATACAACTGATGCGGAATTTGCGACAGCCTTTGAAACGTTAGTATTTCCTATCCCTTTAATGGACACAATATTAGTTGGCAGACTTCCCGGATATAAAATACCTGCAAACATTACAATAACAGAAATTGCAAGTTACACCGATGCGGGTACTGTCAGTTTCAATATTGAAGAATGCGGAGAGACTACCCCGAATAGTGCGGGGACTGATGCAATGGCTTCTGATTTAGTTGCAGATACCGACCAACAGGAATCAACTACATTTTCAAATGCTGATTTTGCAATCGACAGTTGGATGGTACTTACAATTAGCAACGTGACAGGCGACCCATCAATATTTAGCGTTAGTATAAGGTACACAAAACAATGAAAAATATAATAGCTTTAATAATTCTATTCTCATCAATTACTTTCTCACAAAGTTGGTGGACTTGGTACGGCGAAGATGCAAGTTTCAATCCATCAGATATTGACGGTTTGATACTGCATTTAGATGCTTCTGTTGTAAGTTCTATAACCACAAGCGACAGTCTTGTTTCTGTTTGGGCTGATTTATCGGGTAGTAATAACGCTACAAACACAACGGTAGTAGAACAGCCCGTGTATAAATTAACAGGGCTAAATAGTTTACCAACCATCCAATATAAATATGATGTTGTCGCTGATAATAGAGATTATCATTATCTACCTGACTTTATTTCAAGTCTGACATCAGGGGAAATATTCTATGTTACGAAAACACTAAACGACCCAACGGCTAACAGGGATATACTTGGAATTGCTCTTATGGATAGTGGTTCGTCTACCAATTATTATCCATTTACTGATGGTGGTGTTTATATGGCTTTCCTATGTACAGCACGGAAAACTTGTGGTAATCCTGCTTTAGATTTAACAACACCACATATTCTTAATATGCGGTCTGCGTCTAATTCTTGGACATTAGATATAAATATCACACAACAGTACACTACAGCCACAAATACAGTGCTCGCTACAAAAGTTCCAAAGATTGGGGGAAGGGGTGTCGGGGCTTCTTATGATGGATTTATTTCAGAGGTAATTATGTTCAACCGAGTTTTAACAGCAACAGAAAGGACACAAGTAAAAAATTACTTAAAACCTAAATGGCAGTTGGTGTATTGATGAGAATAATAGCCTTCATACTTTTATTTTCTATCTGTACTCAAGCACAGATAATGATGAATATGGATAGAAGCAAACTGTTTAACCCTGTGAGTGGTGGTGGTTCTGGTGCTTTGAGTACGCCTGTTTTAGTTGCTTCGGATTCAACAGGTAATAAAATTAAATTATCACTTACAAATGTTAGCGGTGCTGATTCAATTTACTACTATTACCGTATGGCTGATTCAATGTATAATCCTGTTTGGTATCACCAATGGACTAAGATTGTTAGACCTGTTTCAGATTCAATTTACTACTTTACAAACGTGCCCAATGGATGGGCTTTAAGATTTTACGCTGAAACCAAAAACACTACCGACACATCTTCTGTTTCAAACATTGACACAGCAAGAACGATACGCAGCACAGGAATGGGTATAACGAGATATATCAGCACAGCAGGGACAGGGACTTGGGCAGCGTGTACAACTGCTGGAAATTCTGCCAGTTATGAAACATTTGTTACGAATAAGAATGACATTTCAGAAGGTGATACAATACGATTTAATAGAGGTGAAGTTTGGTCTCCTGCTTCTGGTGGTGGGACTAACGCACTTATAGAACCGACAGGCGATTGGCTTGGTACTTATTTAAACCCAATAGTTTTTGCTACTTACGGGACAGGCGCAATGCCTGAAATTAGTTCTGAGAACCAAACAGGCAAAGTTAGTATTCGTACTGATGGATGCAGAATGACTCACGTGTATTTTCAGGATATTTACTTCAAAAACTCAATGGAACTATGGGCTTATCAAGGTGCAAATGTTGGCGTTAAAGTTTTGAGGTGTAGGGTAAGACGAAGTTATGGTTTTAGTTGGGGAATAAACTTCTTTGCTAACCCGACTACCTTTACGAACACACCGACATGGCGATGGGGATTTGAGGGTGACGGCTCACACGATTCAGTTGAAGTTGCTTATTGCCAGGTTGATTCATCTTATTATGACGGAATTTTCTTTAGCACAAATTCAGACTCTGTAAAAGGGAATGCTTGGATTCATCACAACGATATTTATAGGTCAGGTGAAGATGGTATTGATATGCAGGGTTCACATCATTTAGTAGAATACAATATTATTTATAACTACGGTCAAACCGGCTATAAGAACATGCCTCATTACAACGGTGCTTATCATTCTACCTTTAGATATAATATTGTGATAGGTGAAGGATCGGGAAGTAACTCAACATTCCCATCAAACGATAGTACGCTACATCATAACAACACGCTTGACAGTACAGGCTTTGCGGGGTTCTGGGGAACTTATGAAACATTAGCGCCGCCGACAAAATTAAAAGGTCAAAAGTGCATCTTCGCCAACAACATAGCGAGAGGTGCTATATACGGTCATACTTGCTCAACAATGGGGCACAGACACAGAGATGGAAGCATTGATGTAGTTGACGCACCAAACGCAATTCACGTTGATAATTATTTTTATAACAATATGCTTAGTGGTGGATTCTTAGGAGTAAATTTCGGAGTTGACCCTACTGATTCGGCGATAGCTTCAACAGCAGGCAATCCGATAATCGACTACACATTTAACACCACAACAGCAGGCTATGAAACACAGGTTGAAGACGTTACGGCATTAAACGCAGCAGACAAATCAGCCGACAACACAACAACAGTACCGACTTACGAAGCCACAGGCTATCCGACTACATATATTGACAGAGCAGCTATTATTTTACATTACGCACCAGCAACAGGCTCGGCACAGTTGAATGCAGGATATAATATGTATGATGCCTCTTACATTCCACCTTCAATAGATATAGCAGGGAATGAAATACCAACAACGGGGAACATAACGATAGGAGCGGTACAAAATGAAATACCTTGAGGTAATATTATGGTGATGGTTTTACCAGTGGATGATATTAAAGAACACGATGAAGATTCCACAACTTGTGAATGCGAACCAAAAATTATTTGGGAAAGTGGAGAAATGATATTAGTTCATAACGCTTTTGATGGTAGGCATTTGGAGGAACAAATACAGGAGATTTTAGAAGATGAATGAGAAATTAAAAATTTTTGCATTAAACTTTGGCAACGAAGCAATTTGTATAGAGGATATGCCCGATGGATGGGGGTGGAAGAAAGGGCAGACCCAAAAAATAGATGCTAACTTTCTATGGGATTGCCAATGTTATTTAAAAGACAATAATTTTTATTATTGCAGTTGTGGTGCTAAAGCAAATAACGCAAACGGACTACCAAAAGACTTCATCGAATATTGGGGTACAAAATGAAGAACCTTAGTATAATATTTATTTTATTTTTTACGATTGAATTGTCTTCACAAGGACATTGGACTTGGTGGGGTGAAACAAGTGCAGCCGCAGAACCAACAGTTGAAAACTTAATTGCAGATACAAAAGGGACACTTGAAACAATAGGTGACGATGCTGATTGGCTTTTATACGCAGGTGGTACGGTAGAAAGAAGCAACGAGCAAGCTCACACGGGTTCATATTCATTAAAGTTTGTACGAGGCACAGCAGCCGCAGGATATGTAATGCTTGCAGAAGGTTGGCTTACAACTAATTTAACCATAGGATTAACTTATAAGTTAAGTGGCTATGCTTACCCTGTTACTTTAGGCGCAAGATTGGTTTGGAGTGCTAACTTTGAAAACATTATGTATATCACCGAACCCTTAAATGAGTGGACTTACTTTGAGGCTATATTTGTAGCTACAAGTGCAGACCAAAATTTTATTTACACACCAGACCAAGCCGACTTTTTATTCTATGGTGACGATTTTAGATTTGAGGTAGTACCATGATAGAATATAAACCCGTAGAGAAAACAGAATTAGATATAAGTAACGTTCTCTGTGATTGTTGTGGAAAATCTTGTTATGACGGCAACATAAATTTTGAATATATGACTATGCAAAGTTCTTGGGGATATTATAGTAATAAAGACTTAGAAACTTGGACTGCCCAAATATGTGAGAAATGTGTTGACGAGAAATTTGGTTTTATAAACTTTCAGAAACAAGGACTTATAAGACAATGATAGAAATAATTTTAATAATAATTATCTTAGCATATCGCGAAGTACAGATTTTAATTGACAGGGGCAGTTGGAATCGTGACCACTTCTTTGATATGTTTTGGTATATTGACTGGACAAGCGAGTGGAAAGACTTTGATTCATTCCACGTTTCAAACGGCTTGGTAACTTATCTAATAATTCGAGTAGTTCAATTACCGGATTTAATTTATAGTGAATTAGACTACCTTATTTATTGGGCATTATGGATGTATGTGAGAAACTTGTGCTTACACATTATCTTTAGGCAATCAGCTTTTAGAGAATGGAAATACTTAGTACCTTTAGTTGGTAAATATATATTCAAATAAAAAGGAGATAGAAATGACACAACAACAAGAAAACAGGTTAGCGTTTTTACAGGGGATTAGAGAACAGTGTGAAGATTTTGAGGCTTGGGGAACAATTGACCAATCAGAAGCAGACCCACAGAATGCTTTAGAATTTTTAACAGGGGAAGAAGTTGACATAGTTTTTGTTAATGTTTATAAAAAGGTAAAAAGACCAAAACCGGTTGGTGATGTGTGATAAGATTCACAAAGTTTGCTATTATATTTATGGGGGTATCAGCTTTACTCGCTGTACCTACGTGGCTCAATGAATTTTACAGTGAGGAAACAGCTTGGATAATAACAGACATAAGCAGAACAGCACGGATAGCTTTACTGCCGATTATGATATTCCTATACACAGACTCAAAGGCGATAAAGTTGGTAGCTTTAAATTATTCCCTTTATACAATAATAAACGTGGCAAAAGTTTATTTAACATATTCGGGATTAAGATATTACGCAGAAAGCATCCTGTATTTTCAGATAGTAGTTCTTATTTTATCAATAGTCTTATGGATATTAGAATGGCGACACTTAATATAGGGTTGCTGACCTTTAATGTTTATGCTTTAGTCCAGGCTCAAAACCCGTCTGATATAGTAAACTTCGGAGTGTTGACGGGAATGATTGCTACTATGTCTGCTTACATTTATTTCCTTCATAAGAAATACGATAAGCGAATTGAGGATATGACCAAAGAACACAGAGAAGAAAGAAATGAATGGAGAGAGGCGATGGAAAAACAGCACGTAGAAACAAGAAACACTATGAAGGAAGTTACAAAAACACAACACGAAGATTCATTAGCCACCACAAAGGCTTTAACGGATTTACATTTATTGATACAGAGATTACAACCGAGAGGTAACTAAAATGATTTGGGAAGTGACTTGGATATTTTGTGCGATCTTAACTTCTTATTTTTTATTAAGAGTATTTCTATATTTCCATTTGGATAAAGAGAATGGTTTGAATGCAAGATTAAAGTTTTTTTTAGTCGCATTGATTACGGCACTATTTTCAACAGTGATGAATAGTTTGTTAGAAGGCATTATAGGTTATGTGTTTAAGACAGAAGTAATAAGAACAATAGTATTTATTCCGTTAATGGTATCAACATTTATGCTGTGGCAGTACATTAAAAAATATCCAACAAGATTTAGAGATAATAGTGAATAAACTTAATAAAAGAAAATCTAAAAA